GTGGCATCACAAGCCTTCAAGCCTCGAACGACTTTGGTGACTTTAGCCCGAGCCTCCCCGGTGCGCCGCTACAGCCGCTATTTACCCAAGATAACTACAGCGAGCGAGTCGTCGCCTCAATGGTCTCGAAGCGCCGGGCGCAGTATCGGTTGTTCTTTAACGATAAGAGCGGCATCTACTGGTCGCCGGCCGGGCCGACGACGGTGGAGTTTCCGATCCAAATCAGCGTTGCCCACGGCGGTGAGACCGATGGCGGTGAGGAGATTTTGCTGATTGGTGATGAGGCCGGGAATGTCTACCGCATGGATAACGATGCGCCGTCATTTAACGGCGAGCCGATTACCGGGTTTTTGACGTTGGCCTACACCGACCTCAACGGCCCTGGCGTGAAAAAGCGCTACCGCCGGGCGTTTTTTGATATTGACTCGGGCACTGAGCAGACCATCTCCGTGCGCCCTGAGCTTGACTACGGCGATACCGATAGCGCGCGCCAGCTGCGCTTTTTCCTAGAGTACGAGAACACCGGCGGGCTTTGGAACGTGGATGCGTGGAATGACTTTTCGTGGTCCGCGCCCGTGCTTGCTAACGAGCCGGTCGATGTCGCGGGCTCAGGCGAGTCGATTGGTTTTTCGGTGTTCTCAACCGGCACCACGCTGCCGCACATCCTCTATGGCTACACCTTGAATTACGAACCCCGGAGGTTACGTCGTGGCTAGATATTACGATAACGCCAACCAAGCCCAGCGCTTTCAGCCTGGCACCACAGTGCGCGCGGACGAGGTGGATGCGAAGTTTGATCAGGTCGCCTCGGCGTTTAGCGATGTCGAGACTGAAGTCGATCGGTCACTAAAGCTCGTCGATGATGGGTCAAATCATGAAGTATCGGCAACAGCCACTCAGCGTCGCAATCGGGTGGTGGGCTTTGATGGCAACGGAGATCTGGCGCTTTTGCGCGGATTTACCTTCCGGGGAGACTTTGCCGCAAACACTGAGTATTTCGTCAACGACGTACTCCGCGATACCACCACCAAGAATCTCTTTGTCGTTGATGAGCGGCATACCTCAGGCAGCACCCGTGATGACTCAAAGATGTCACTCGCGATTGATGTCGATGATGTCGAGGCGGCTAAGGATGCGGCACAAAATGCGCAGTCTGCCGCCGAAAGCGCGCAATCAAGTGCTGAGGATGCGCAAGGCTACGCCGAGCAATGGGCCAATCGCCCCGAAGATAGCCTAATCACCGGCGCTGCCGGGGGCGATGGCGTTGATGACTTCTCCGCGCTACACCACGCCAATAAAGCCGCAGGCTCAGCCTCCGCTGCCGCCACGTCAGAATCAAACGCAAGCGCCTCTGAGAGCGCCGCAGCGGCTTCAGAATCAGCCGCCGCGACTTCTGAGAGCAACGCATCGACCTCCGAGACAAACGCCGCTAACAGCGCCTCTGCTGCTGCTACAAGCGAGAGCAACGCTGCGAGCTCCGAGAGTGCTGCCTCGACCAGTGAGACGAATGCGGCCAGTAGCGCAACGTCATCAGCAAACTCGGCGAGCGCCGCGGCAACTAGTGAAAGCAACGCTGCCACCTCCGCAAGTAACGCCGCAACCTCTGAGAGCAACGCAGCAAGCTCAGAGAGTGCGGCCGCGAGCAGTGCATCGAGTGCATCCAACTCAGCAAACGCCGCTCAATCGAGTGCAACAGCGGCATCAAGTAGCGCCAACCAAGCTGCGACATCGGAGACGAGCGCGTCTAACAGCGCGACGAACGCGTCTAACAGCGAGAGTGCGGCATCAGCCTCCGAAAGCGCGGCAGCAACCTCTGAGAGCAACGCGGCCACTTCTGAGTCAAACGCTGCAACATCGGAGAGCAATGCGGCCACAAGCGAAACCAATGCAGCCAACTCAGCCTCCGCTGCCTCGACGAGCGAGACGAACGCGGCCAACTCGGCCAGTGCCGCCGCCACCTCAGAGAGCAATGCTGCAGCAAGCGCACAGAGCGCGGCAGATAAACTTGATAGTTTCGATGACCTCTATCTCGGTGCTAAATCATCCGAGCCATCCACCGACAATGACGGCGATCCACTTCAGACCGGTGCTCTGTACTTAGACATCACACTCGATGAGCTGCGGGTCTACAACGGCAGTCAGTGGCTATCGACGGGGTACAACTCGGCCAACGTCAATATTACTGGCGGGAGCATAAGCGGTGTTGACATTGGTAGTGGTTCTCAATTCACGAGTAGCGGCGCCGTCAAGCTGCCAACTGGTGTAACAGCTGATCGGCCAAGCGCGCAAGGAGGCATGCTTCGTTTTAACTCTGAAACCAATCTATTCGAGGGCTACAACGGATCGTCTTGGGGCTCGATTGGCGGCGGTGCAGCCGGTGGCGGTTCTGATGAAGTGTTTTATGAAAACGGAAAATCCGTCACCTCAGATTACACAATCAGCGTAAACAGCAACGCTAGTAGCACCGGGCCGTTAAGTATTCAGACAGGCGTGGCGGTTACCGTTCCGTCAGGTTCTCGCTGGTCAATCATTTAGACAATAGAGGATTAAAAATGAGCGTTCTCAATGTAGATAAAATCCAAAGCCAAGCTGGCAATGGTTTAGTTTCAGCATCGGGCTTTGTGAAAGCAGACAACGATTCTGTCGTATTTGCTAAAACGGGCAACAACTCAGCAGAAATAAAAGGTGGCACGGTTGTCGCTTTTGAAGACGGCGCCCAAGTGCGTTTTAACACAAACACAGGCATTACAATGCCTAGCCTGTCTGCCGGCACTGACTACGCGATCTGGGTTGCGCCTGACGGCACGCTTGAGGCAGACACCAGCTTTACCTCTGCGCCTACTGCGGGTGGTCGTAAGATTGGCGGTTTCCATTATGCGCCGGGCGGGAATGCAACAGGAACGTCTGGTGGCAATACGACCAATCAGATTAACGAATACAGCTTCTGGGATTTGAAATACCGCCCAAGCTGCGAAGACCCCCGCGGTATGACGCTTGTTTCTGACGGTTTTTGGGCTGACATTTATCTGCTAAACACCAACCCAGACGTTAATGGCACCAGCGCCTTTGGAGTAACCATTGCTGACGGCAGCTCGCCGCCGATTATTCCTGCTGCTTTTGGCGGCAACGGCTCAACAGACTACGGCTCATTCAAATGGTACGAGTGCCAGGAGGTCTTTGCAGCCTACGGAAAAAAAGCACCGACCTACGCGGAGTTCATGGCGCTTGCCTATGGCGTGACCGAAGAAACCGATCGCGGCTCTGACCCCGGAACAACCCAGCTCGATGCTGCCCGCACTTCTAAATGGGGCGTAATTCAAGCAACGGGGAACCTTCGGGTTTGGGGGCGTGACGTCATCGCAGACGGAACAGGCTCAGCCGCATTCCGAGATATCGCTGAGGGGCGTGGTGAGATTCTCACCTATAACGATGACCTCCGTGCCGGTTTTTTTGGCGGGACTTGGGATGATGGGGCTCTGGCTGGGTCTCGTTCAGCTAATTGGGATATTTCTGTAGCCGATTCGAGTTTCACTGTCTCCGGCCGCGGCGTCTGTGACCACTTGGTTCTTGCTTAATGGGGCGAAAGCCCCATCGCATTTATTAAATGGAGCAGGTTAAGGATAAGAATGTAACAAACGATCAAATGCTGATCGTGGAAAAATACGAGCGGGTGATTTCGTATCTGTACCCGATCGTGCAGCGCACAGCCCGCAAGGATGCGGTTGTCCGAGACAAGATGCTCAACTGTTTGTTCGATGGGGCCAACTTGTTTTTTCAAGCGGGCAAGTCAAACCAAATTGGAAAGCTGTACGCGGCAGACGCCAATCTAGCGCTGCTGCGGTTTTATGTCAGGTTCTACAAGGAAAACATCAGACAGCTAACGACCAAACAAGAAACTCATGCGCTTGCGCTGATCGGTGAGGTTGGCAATCTGCTTGGGTCTTGGATTGGTAGAAAAAAAGGGTGATCGAGGTAATGAGCCGTGCCGGTAATTTTGGCGGGAATTGGAATAATGGGGCTCAGGCTGGGTCTCGTTCAGCTAATTGGAATAATTCTGTAGCCAATTCGAATAACAATATCTCCGGCCGCGGCGTCTGTGACGATCTCCAAGCGCTTGGCACTTACTACGGCGGTGCCAGCCGATCACATAGGTGGTCAGCTTGGTCATCCTCCTTCGGGAAACACACTACAGGGTGCGGTAGAACGCGGAGTAGCCGAGAGCGGAACGCGGAGCCGGTTTTTATTTATGGGCAGGAAGCACAAGCGGTTGTTCGACCGCATCATATCCAAGGAAAACTTCGAGGATGCTTATCGCAAAACCCGCAAGGGCAAGCGCAAGTCGATGAGCTATCTGGAGTTCAAGGAATACGGGACGCTGAATCTGGAATTGCTCAGGCAAGAAGTGGCCGACCAAGCCTACACCCGCGCCGAGTTTCGGACGTTCTACATTTACGACCCAAAGCTACGGCTGATCAGCGGCCTTCCATTTCGGGATCGGATCGTGCAGCACGCGCTCAACAACATACTGGAACCGATCTACGAGCCGACATTCCTGCCGTATACGTTTGCATGCAGACCGAACAAGGGAACCCATGCTGGCGTTCGCTACATTCAGTCGGCGCTACGCAAGGGCAAGGTAACGCACTTTCTCAAAACGGACTTCAGCAAATACTTTCCCTCGATTCCGTGCGAGACGCTGTATCAGATACACGATGCAAAAATTCATTGCTGGCGGACGATGGCGCTGATGGAGAACATTCAGCCTCGGCACGACGTGGGCATACCAATCGGCAGCCTAAAAAGCCAGCTCAACGCCAATCTGTTCGGCACATTTGCAGACGAATTCGTACACCATCATTTGCGGCCAATGGCGTGGGCCAGGTACATGGACGACATGGTGTTGATGGACAACGACCCTGAGCGTCTACGGGCCTTAAAGGATCGGCTAGAAGGTTTTGCGCGCCATCGTATGCGCATGCAATTTAGCAAATGGAGCATTGCCCCGATCAATCGCGGCATCAATTTCCTAGGATACCGGATATGGCCGCGCCATAAGCTGCTGCGAAAGCAAAGCGTCACCCGCGCTAGCCGTGCGCTGAAGTCACTTTATAAACGCGGTGACAAAGAATCTATGTCTAGGTTTTTAGCAGCATGGACTGGGCACGCTAGTTGGGCGGACACGCATAATCTTTTTGAAAAACTGGAGATATCAGCATGATTATTAACAACGCACAGGATCTCAACGCTGCGCCGAGCGACGTTCGGGATAAGTTTATTGCCCAGCTCGCAGCCGGCGTCAATCGATGGGAATGGCAAAACGGTGAGTGGGTTTTGGTCAAGGATGCGGTGATGGCCGAGCGATTTGGCTTTGGGGCGGATGGCTTGCCTGGCGCCACTGTTCCAGAAAAACCGAATTATAATCCTGACCAAAATGAGTTAGATCAGCAAACCAAAGAAGCTCGCACCCAGCGCGACGCCCTGTTATCACAGTCAGACTGGACACAAGTACCCGACGCACCTGTCGATCAGGCTGCATGGGCTCAGTACCGTCAGGCGCTGCGTGACGTGCCGCAACAATCCGGTTTTCCCGGAGATATCACATGGCCGGTGAAGCCGTAACATCGCCCTGTGTGAGCGTATGCAAAGTCGATAGCGACTTCATCTGCATCGGCTGCGGCCGCCACATCGAAGATATTATGCGCTGGCGCGATATGAGCGATGCCGAGCGCCAAGCTGCCCTAGATCGCACCTTCAACTCCTAACCCTAATCCCAATCAATAATGATCGGCGTTATGCCGAGTAAAAAGTAATGCCGAGGTGATGAATGGCTAAGCAACCAATCGACATGAGCAAGGTTAGCCTGCCGTCGGTCCCCAAGCCGACGATTCAAAGCGCTAATGCAGGCTTTGACTACAACGACCCTGACTCCAAGTCACGCCGCACTCAGATGATGACTGAGATGCCGGAGATGGCGGAAGTCGAGACCAACGAGTCAATGACCTCTGCCGGGCGGCTTGATCAAATGCTCCAATCTGACTCACCGCTCATGGAGCGAGCCGCAACACAAGGCCAGCAGATGGCCAATAGTCGTGGGCTTCTGAATTCCAGCATGGCTGCCGGTGCCGCCCAGGGTGCGATGATTGATCGGGCTCAGCCCTTTGCGCTGCAGGACTCCAATAACCTAATGCAAAACGAGCGCCAAGACGCCGCCGCGGTCAACGAGCGCAGCATGCTGCAATCCTCGACGCTCGCCGATAGCTTTCTCAATAATCAGCAATTCCAGCAGCAAGGCGCACTCCAGGAGCAGGACTTTGACATCCGCTCGGGCCTCCAAGAGCAGCAGGCAGGACTACAGGCGCAGCGTGATGAGCGCATCGCACAGCTCGATCAGGATCAGACCCGGCTGCAGGCCGACCTCAATGAAGCGGCAGCGCAGAATGACTTTGGGCGCCAGCAGCAGCTCACCGAGCAACAGGCACAGATCCAGACTGAGCGTGATGAGCTCCTCTTCGAGCAAGACCTCGAGGCCACGGCTAACGAGTACGGGTTGCGCGCTGAAGAGATTGCCCAGGAAGGCCAGCAGCAAATGGAGCGCCTCTACGGCACCTCGCTTGCGAACGCGTGGGGTGTGATGGGCAACAACGTCACCGACATTGTGGCGCAAACGCTCATTGAGATTAACGACATTCAGACCAACCCCAACATTGAGCCTGAGGACAAGACTGAGCTCATCGCCGATCTGCAAGAAGCGCGTGATGCGGATGTGGAGTTCCAGGCTGAGCTTTATTCAACCTTGCCGGACACCTTACAAGATACCGGCGTATTCCCGAGTAACGTCGGCTAAGGAGTAGATCATGGCGGATTTTATTGATGACCTCGTTGATATTGGCTCAAGCGGTGTCAGCAGCGTTGGCAACTTTCTATTTGGCTCAGGCGGTGGCGGTAAAGCGCTAGACGGCAGCTTTGCCACGAGTACGGGCGTCTCGTCTAGCAGCGGCGGTGGGTTTTTCTCAAGTGCAGCTAACTTCGCTGGTACAGCGTTTGACTGGATTGGCGATAACCCTGAGGCATCCAACCTACTCGGCGGCGTTGCACTGGGCGTTGGGCAGGCCTACACCGCGGGCAAAGATCGTGAACAGCGTGCGCGCGACAACCGCTTAGATAGAGAAATGCAGCGTGACTTGCAGGCCGAGCGCCTAGAAGCCCAACAGATCGCGCCCGGTGAGGGCCCGAGCAACTACGGCAGCTACGGTGCGGGGATTACGCGTGGTTTGTTGTCTGACGGCATGCTAGCGAGCGATCAGGATAATGCGCGAGACAATTCGCGCCGCTGAAATCAATGAGATGCCATCTTTGCTTGAGATGGCCCAGGCGGGATTA